GTTTCCCAGTCACGATCCGCAGGCGGGCGATCGTAAGGATCTCTTCTTCAGAGATTTCACAAGCCCCCGGGTTATTCAATTCTTTCTATTCTAAATATTAGTACTGCCGTCTTATTACTTCCTGGTGTGACTCTCCAGTTATATCGAATTAGTTTGACATGGCTACGATATAGAATTCCAAGATTCGGCTCTAACACTCTTTTAAAATCCCAGAGACGGATATCACCTACCTTGAGGTTTATTGGAGGAGTTGGTGATTCTGTTGCGAGGTGCATGGATTCTATAATTAAAATATTCCCTCGTTTCTGAGTAGACATTTCGCGATTAACTTGAACACCATCTAGGAAAGAATAGTGTATGTGATCCTCATTCCCAGAATAGAATCTGTAAGGCATTTCTGGCAATGTGGGTAACTGCCTTTCGGCCTGAGTATTAGATCTCTGTTCCATCCGATTCGTTTATAACTGTTTCAATAATATCCAAAAGCTTAATGCCTGATACCGCTATTATGTATCCGATCATAGGCGCGTACAAATGCCAGGGCTCTTCAGTATTCTTGTATACCAATAGGCAACATCCTTGAAAGAAGGCGTATATAATAAAGGCCATTCGGTATTCATTCATAGTCACATGGTTGTACTCGTAGCGGATCAGAAGGTTTTCTTACATTGATGATACTCTCACCATTATATCTTTTATGAAACATCCTTCTTGCTTCACCTTCACTGCCTGCAATACACAAAGCTCCGTGAAGCGTGCCTGTTACTCTATAAGCTATTTTCTTCTTCATTCTTTATGGTTTTGGTGGCAATAGCATCCAGTGTTTGGGTTCAGGATATTCATATATTTCAAAGGCTTTATAGGCAAGTACCTCACAGCTTCCGTCACCCCAAACAACTAGCACATCTCCCCACTCATCCCCATCATCCTTTATCGGTTTTCTATCCTCTACACTTATCCACCTTTCTCTTAGCTTGTGCTCGGCGTAGGACTCCATCAGGTACACCCAATTATCTGGCTCAAAACCCTCTATCGTTGGGAAGCCGTTTCCCTTTTCAACTATTTCTTGTAGAAACTCCTTTGCTGTCATAACCTCTGATCTATTTGTACCTGCTTGATCTCACCCAATCCTGTCTCACCGTTTCTTATTACTACGGCTTGAAATTTCCAGAGCCCTACATCATCCAGATCGCCATGAGTGACTTGGTATTCAATCTTAGTTCCTTCTACTACAGTACCGTTCCATTCTCCGGTGACACCATTTGGCTTCACATACTTTATATCTGTGACAGTTGCACCCGTAAGATCTATGTGGGTGTTTAGGGTCAACTTGAACATGGTTTGTTCGTTATATACAGCCATCTCTTTCGCTTTAAGGGTTATTAATTGGACTATCTAAAATCAATTCCTCCACTACACTGTCAAGGGTAGTGTCTGTGCATATGGCACTATCCAGGGTTTGGGTTGTCATGATCGTGCTGGACAAGGTCCATTCCGGACAAATTGTACTATCCAGCGTCTGAGAAGTTGTGATTCTGCTGTCAACTTCTTTGACAGGAATTTCCACTCCAAGCAGGTTTCCAGAAGCATCGAATGTCAGCTCTATTGAAAGCACACTACTCATCAATGATGTGCCGCTTGTGCTGGCACTTATCTCGGTGATTATTGGCATCTGTACAAATATGTGTCCGACACCTTTCAACTCTGACTGTTGTTGCAAAGCGGCTTGAAGAGAAGCTTGAATCTTTGCAATTGACAAAGCATCTGATTGCTGAGTGATTCTAAGGATGTGATTCGAGCTTATTGACGCAGAGCCTTTCAACTCACTGATGTTATCAACATTTAAAACCATGCTGCCAACAATTCTACCAACACCTTTGACCTCGCTTGAAGAAACAAGGCTTATACCCATTGTGGAGCTCAGGGTTGTTGCGTTCATCAAGTCTGCTGCCAGAGTAATAGCCAATGGAATTGACGAAGCCATTGAAGCGGTGGCTTTAATTCCGCTCAATATGACTACGGATGTTTCGAGCATGGCTGCGGCCGACGCAGTCCCTTTTAAATCTGCACTTACTCCGATTTCAAAGGCCAGTACTGCGCTTCCTTCAGAATCAGAATTCAAAGCTGCAGAAATGGTCTTTTCTAGCTGCATTTGACTCACAAGGCGTCCAGCTCCTTTTATTGGCGTTGTGGTCGTGAATATGGAGTCCATTGAAACTTCCATTGAGCCGGAGCCACGCATATCCGATAAGGTCGTGATGGTCATTTGTGGTGATGCGCTGAGCTTTCCGGGACCACTGATTGCAGATCCAATATTTAAGGGCACATCTAAAGAGGCGCGGATGAGACCAATACCGGCTATGTTTGCCACCTTGGACACATTTATTGTTGGTCCCGAAGTCAAAGAGCCGCTTCCTTTCATGGTCAGGCTATTTTGAACTGCGATGGCCAGGGCTGAAGTCATTTTGGCTAAGCCAAGGATAGAGGATGTTTGTTCAATAGACCAACTGAGCGATGCGCTTGCCTGGAGGATGGATTTCAGTACCGTGTTCTGATCAAAGTCGACCTGAAGACCGGCCGCAAGTGCTGCATAGCTCTTTATACTTCCAGAAATGTCAAAATTAAAAGAAGGAGCTGAGGCAAGAGCCCCAGTCCCCTTCAGAGTATGAGCAATATCCAAAGTAATTGTATCATCAAATAGAACCTTTCCAGAGCCCTTTATTGAACTGTTCTTATTGATAGCGAGTGCTCCTGAAGTACCTACTTTCCCGGTGCCATACATGTAAGGCTCCGAGGCACTAAAACTTGCACTGTTTGACAAACCTGGCGGTAAACTTCCTGCAAGACCTCCAGTTGCATCAAGTCTTCCTGATCCTTTAAGTTCATTTGCAGTGCTAACATTGAATGATGGATTGGAGCTCATTCCACTCACAGATTCTGTCAGTCCACTGAGATCTATTACTCCGTATCTATAGTCTCCAGCATTTCCTGATCGATGCACCCATGCTTTGATTGCACTCGTACTCGTCAATATCCCTCCTACAAAACCTCTGGCAAATGCCTGACCGGTACCACTTGTGTCCACGTACCATTCCAGTGCAGCTTCATCCAAAGCACTCGGGGTAATACTTGGAAAGGTTAAGGTTGTATCTGAGCCCTGAGGGATGGTTTTGTCAGCTGAGGCTCGTTTGACATTCATGTCTGGATTTTCAACGAAATACACACGTAAATCACCATCGTTTCTGGCATTACCATCACCACTTCCCAATGTCAGAACCGAACCACTCCCTGTGCCTGGATCATTCCATGTCAACAGAACATCACTTAATCCTGACTCGGCTGTATCCCCTTCAAAAGAGGTCTCAATGAATCCATCTTCCCAGTTTGCCGTATATGTCGACCCAGCTAAATTGTAAGCATCATTAAGAGTACAAGTTTTGTTTGCTGACTCCTTCCAATCCGTGATGCTTCCAAAACCTACACTCCAAGATGAGCCTGTGAACTCTACAACATCCACAACCACTTCTGCTGCGCTCCCAGATCCATTTCTCCTTACTACCAATTCATCTCCGGGGTTTATATAACATATAAACCGAGAATCGTTGAATTCTGAGTTTCCGGTGCTGTCAAGGCTTTGGCTGACAAGGAAAGGAACTACTCTGTCTTTATTCACAATGCCTGATATGGCAATAGTCTTTGAGGTTTCCGTGGATCCGAAGGTGACAACTTCTTGGGCTCTTTTAATAAATTCATGATCACCACCTACAGCACCGTCATACCTCCATACCTCACACATAAACTTAACTGTACCTGTAGCATTGTACCGTGAAAAGGTCAGCTCATCCACAGCAGTCATTTCTATGGTGCCTCCATGGAAATTGTGCTTGGTAGTATTCGTATCATCTGTGCGACCTGCAGTTTGGCGACCACTGACAGTATTTCGTATAAAGGCAGAGGAAGTGGAACCCACATCCAAAATGGACAAGGTTCCACTGGTTCCTGTTAAATCAAACTCAATATGCTCTACCTTAATAACTCCCATTAATCTGCTGTGATATCTAGTGCACCTGCTGCTATTTCTGGAGTAATTCCGGAGCTGATTGCTAATGATTGATCGAGAGCTCCGTAGACGTACATGCTCCCTCCTGAAGAAGCATCCATTAGTCCAAGATGCGTCACTGTATCACTGCCAGCTGTACATTCTCCAAATGTGATTGCTGCGTCGTTATCTCCAGTGTCTCCGGCTACGGTCCATCCGGCCGCTCCACGTGTTACAGATACGCGGGCATAGCCCGTATATGTGGCTTCACTGGCGGTGGAACCGGTTTCTCCTGGGTCAGCTGTAAATAGAGCTATGTGCCAATTGGCAATAGCTGACAATGAGTCTGACCCTTCAAGGAGGTATTCAAGAACTGCGGTCTCTGCCGCGTTTGTTAATGCTGCCATGATCTAAGTTTTTTTGGTTGATTCTTTTGCTGATTTAATGTTGTGACATTTATTACAGAGTGTTTGAAGGTTGGCCACGTCGAAGACGGCTCCTCCTTCATTGATTGGGATTATATGGTCCACCACTCCTCGTCTTCCAGTTGCATCCACGTACTGATCATCTTCCAAGCACTTTTCACACAGCGGGTTATTAGCGATGTAATAGGATCGAAGCTTGCGCCATCTTATGGAATCGTAGATGCGCTTGTTGTGCTTCTTCCTTCTCCCAAATGCCTTGCGGCGAGGTAGATAGTTACTTCTTTTGGCTGTTGGGAAGTTTGGCATCTACTGAGGCTGTTCCATTGTGATTAGACAAAACATTGTGCATACTATGGTGATACTGAAGACAGTCATTTGATTGTTGTTGTACTGACAATGAATGTGGACCTGCTTTCTTTTGGGTCACGTGTTTGATTGACTACCCTGTATCCCATGAATTTCAGATCCGCTCTTTGACCAAGGGTTAGGTACATTCGTTCGGTGTAGTACTTACCATCATTCCTCTGTCGTTCGAGGAATTTCATAAGTTCATCATTGGTCCATTTACTGGCGTTGATTGAGTATTGTGTGCTCATTATTTGAATGACTTTAGTTCGTTTAAAAGCTGTTTCTGAAGGGTGCGATCATCTTCTGCCAAGGCCGTTTGAGCCCGGACCAATACCGATGTCATTCGACCAGCTAAATTCCGTGCTAACTCGGATCGAAATCTCATGTGTGCTTTGTGCAGCTTGCGCACTCTGCGCACCTCCTTCAGTAAGTCTGTTTTTATTTGATGTGGTGTCATTGTATCATGAATTGAATGAACTGAATGGCATTCTCGGGTTGACCAAAGAATAGCTGTATGCGATCACCGAAGGAAGTCACACCATATACGGTGGTCCCGGAATCAGAAGTCGAAGTATGAAATGATTGATACATCAGAATCTATATTGATAGCTGGCTAGGACCTGATTATGCCCGGACCAGTCGGTTTGGTAATAGAGTTGATAATTCTTGTAGCCTGTGCTTAACTGATATAGGCTTGTATTTCCTTCATTGGTCCAGGATCTTCCATATCCCACACCTACTGACCATGGCTTGCCTTTTAGGACAATTTTGTCCGGCTCCTTGAAGTCGAATTTGGACGCAAAGCGGAACACTGGCCCCTCACTCAATATGACATAAGACATGGTGCCCTTGTCTTCCATTGGTACTGTGTCTGCTGTGACATTCAGTTTTGAGGCTGAATCTGGCAAGGGAAGCGAAACCAATGTTGTGTCGAGAATCTCCTTATAGATAATGTTGATGGAGTCAATAATCCACGGAACGTCAATGGCTCGGTATTCCCTGTGAATCTGGAATGAGTCTTTGAACACCCAGAAGGTGGTTGTGTCTTGACATGGAATCGATATGATACGATCCTTGTAATCATTATCAATCAACTCCTTGTCGCCAAAGCGCTCTAATGCAATCACTCCTGCAAGCGCTGCTATGATTCCGGCCATTATGATTTCCCTCCATCTCATAGAGAAGCGGTGTAACCTTCGGTGAGTAAATTGTTGTACACCTCGCGTATCTCAAGGATTCGTTCATTGTTGATCCGAATGGATTCTCTCAAAACAGCATTGGAATCGATCAACTGCTCAATCAGAAAGAGCTTGGCTGAATCCAAGGATTGAAACCAATTGTATTTAGGACCTCTTTTCGGTTCCAACTGCTCCCATCCATCTTTTGGATAGCAGACCATGTTATCATTGACATGTAATACATCAATGATCTCAATGATATTCGTGTCATGGCCGGTGCGGTACATCGTAATCATATGGCCTTGAAATTTTCGTGGATTTGAAGTAGAGCTCTGAAGTGGTAGGATATAATGCGATGTCGGCCAGTGAAGGACATCAAATGATTCTTGCACTCTCCTTCATTGTCCATAAAGAAGTTTTCTGTGAGAATTGCGGGCATCGAAGTTTTTGTCAAGACGTAGAAATGTTCCTCTTTGTCCGCATCCCCATCTGAGTAATCTGCTCTGAGTGTATCGTAGGGGAACTCCCATTTAAAGGATTCTGCAAATAGGTCCGCAAATTCATCTGCTTTCGTTTGACCAGGTGAAGTGAAAAACTCACACCCAGACCCACCGCCAGCATTTGCATGTATTGAGACAAATAAGGAAGGAATGGAGGAATAGACATTCGCACGTCTGACTCTTTCTGCAAGGCTTACATCTCTGTCTTCCGGAGCAATCTTCACATATGGGATGCCATGACGGTGGAGTAGTTCGGCGAGGCCATTAACTATGGCTCGGTTGAATTCACCCTCAAACAACTGAGAGCCATCATCCCAAATGGGTGATCGCTTTCCAGGTGTTTGATAAACATTGTTTATGACGCCTCCATGGCCATTGTCAAGTAGAAAGAGCATACGCACTTTGTATTTGACTTAGAGGCTTGCTAGAGAAAAACCCTGACTAGGGGCTTGATCAAATGATCAATTACTCATTAGTAACCATTACAAATATATGAAGTGTATGCGAAATTGTATGCACACACTTCATAAAATGTTGATTTTCAAGGTAGGATAGTGACCGCGGGAGGACAAAAAGATAGGGGTAATTAAATTATAATATGTTGATTTAGCGCAGATTACACATAGGCAAAATTGCATAATATAGCCTATTTACGTACTTTTGTAATCAAATCTGTACGCAGATATGCGTGCAAGCACAAAAAAAGTTGTCAGTTGTCCTTATGGTGAACGTTTACTGCCGTTACCCTAAAAAAGAGTATAGCTCAATCATACTCACCATCAACCATAACAAGCAGAGAGTTGTGGTTTACCCTCCTAATATAAGGATACCTGCAAAGCTTTGGGATAAGAAGAGACAGAGAATAAAAGCCGGTTACCCCGAGTACGCTCCACTCAATGAAAGATTAGACATTATCCGGGATGTGACTGTTGCTGAGGTCAATAAGAGAAGGGCTTTATTGCAATACTGGCCCAATGAGGAGCTCAAAGGCTTTATCCTTGATCAATTTGACATAGAAGGGAAGGAGAAAGAGGAGAGCTTCACTGAGTTCTTGAAGGAATGGCTGAAGACCCGATTTGAAAGCGGCAAGTTCAGCGAGCAAACTCTGCGAAAAGACAAGTCCCATGTGAAAACCCTGACTGAGATCCTGGACGGTGTCTACGGACGTTGCACATGGAAGCATGTGGGCTCTGATATGTTCGACAAGGTGCAGCAGACTCTATTCAGTAGAGGATTCTCCAGTAATTACGTTGGTGCCATTCTAATTACATTGAAGAAGATCATGAGGAACAAGGCCGCCCGGGAGAAGATAGGGCCATTGGACTTTATGATCGACGTATCTATGCCCTCGTCACCCGTGGACAGCGTGTACAACACTGAGGAGGAGCTTAGACGCATGTACGCTCTGAATTTGGAGTTCACACCGGGGCTTGACCGGATCCGGGACCAATACCTACTTGCTGCCTGGACAGGGGTAGCCTACAGCGATCTTGACAGGATAGCTGATAACATAGAAGTCATGGAGAAGGATGGAGAAGAGTATGAGGTGGTTGTTTTCCGGAGAACCAAGAGCAGAATGGAGCAAGCTATACCTCTACATGAGACTGCGAGAAAGATTATTGACAAGTACCAGGGCATGGTCCCGGCAGTAATCAGTAATCAGAAGTTCAACGTTGGATTGAAGAAGGTGTGTTTGAAGGCTGGCATCAATGATGTGATCATCAAGACAAAGTACTCGGGACCACAGAGAATCATATCCAAAAAAGAGAAGTGGCAATTGATCACCACTCACACTGGCCGTAGGTCATTTGCTACCAATGCATTGCTCGCCGGAATCCCTATGTATGCTATTATGAATATCACCGGACACAAGACTGAGGATTCATTCCGCAAGTATATTAGAATGGAAGGAAGAATTAGTGCTCTGAGGATTGCTGCTCATCCATTTTTTCGTGCTGGATAAAATATAGACCAATGAAGAAACTTTTAAATTCTGGGATTTTCTGGACCATTGTCACAGCATGTATTGGCATCGCGTGCACCGTCGCCTTCTATGAATTCGGGAAGAAGGAACTTGAGATTAGCTATTACATCAAGAAACTTCCTTCTAAAATATTCGATCGTGACAATGCTTCTTCCAAGATTCAAGTGCACTTATCGGATTCCACTGTGATTGAAGATAATGTATACGTGACCAACTTTGTCATTTGGAATAGTGGAGAATTAGAAATAAAAAAATCCGATGTCCGAGAGCAAATCACTATAGAGGGAAATGACATTGAAATTCTTGATTTTAGTATTGTAGATGCCGTCTATCCTGACATTTCAAATTTTAACATTGTTGTGACCAACGGTGTGCATACTTTGGACTGGGATTACTTTGATCCATCTTTTGGACTTGAAGTACAAGTCATATATGCCGGAACAGATGAAAGCGAATTAAAGATAAATGGCTATGTGCTCGGATCAAACATTGTTAAATACAAAACACCAAAACAAAAAAGCCCTACATCTAAATGGTATCTTCTAGTTTCTATGTTTATTACTATTACGTGTATTTGGATGGTAATGAGACATTTTGTATTTACAAATCGTGAATGGAGTGCTTATTTCATCGTTATGGCTGTTATGGTTGGGATTCAGATATGCACTACACTCTACCTGATTTACAATTATCAATTTGCGGGGGCTGGTCTTCCATTCTACGAATAAGATGTAATGTCTTTTGTTTAAAATAGGAATTGATTAACCTCAATTTAACCCACGTGATTGGAAGAATACTATAGTTTTGACTCAAACATTTATTATGGAGTTGCGCACAAAGCACAGGCCCGGACCTACACCATGTTCACGACCAAGTTCTATAAGAGATTGGTTTATACTGACATCTGAATGCGCCGTAATTGATCGGGTTTCAAGAAAAGAGTTCTATAATGGCGATAACCCAGGTTGGGAGGAATTGAAAAACTGATGAACGCTTTTTCATTTGCGAGTTCCTTTATGGCTTTTATCCTGAATTGACTTAATTGGTTCCGCTCCTCCTTGAAAATTTGGAGAGTCCACAACAACATGGGTTTGGTCCTTACCTAAGTCGCCCGCGCAATGAGGACATTTGGCATTGTGTAGGGATTCAATTATTACTAATCTTCGATCAACCACACCCACTACCTTTGCGAGCTTTCCTCGCCATAACAAATAATCACCTAACTCAGCGTCTTTCATCTCTTCATGATTTTATTGAGAATAAACATAGCTATAGCTAAACCTATCGTCATGCATGCAAGCCACAAGACGAATCTGTATTCTTGGGGTGTCATTCTTCCGTTGGATCTTGCCGTTCTGTTTTTAGGTCCATCACCGGGACCATTCCTTCTGAAGGGAGATAGATTATCTGAGGGAGGTTTCCCTGCTCCGATAACTCCTCCAGAGTTCGAATGAATAGATACTGATTGTAAACCGGTGTAAGCTGCCCTCCTTCAATTTTCATAGCCTCACTCATTCCCTTGGCACGTTCAATTTCTGATTGAGCATCTAGCTTCGCCGCCTCAAGTCGTGCTGCAGCATCTTCAATTAAGATTTTCTTTTGTTCTTCGGCCTTTTGTATTGAAGCCTTTCCAGACATTCGAGCATTGTAGACCCTGTATTGTGGGCATCCCCAAAGAGAAAGAGTTACTAATGCTATTACGGTCAGTACTATAATTCTAATGATGTTTATTGCTTCTCTGTCTTCCATGATTAATTTGATTGTTTTAGAATTTGTGATTAAACTGTTGTTAGCTCGCTGTTTGTTAAAGTGAAATAGAGGTTCTGTAATTGATGGACATTATGAAGTGGGACAATAAATCCATCCACCGTCGACGCAGGTACGAAGAAATGCCACTGTTCAGAAGATCCATTTCTCCAAATTCTGAAGCCTATGGACTTGAGCTTGTAAATGATACCTTGGTGTGTGGTTTCAAAGCCGAACGCCAATAGCCATTCCTTGGTAAGGGGAATAGGGTTATATGTTTTTGGAAATTTGTAAGCCTCCTCTATAGTAATTGGAGTGGTACTCAACAACTTGTTTGGCTTTGAGCTCTTGAAGTGACGCTCAATTAGATTTCCAATTCTTAATTCCTGTGCGTTGATCATTTCTTGCACGGTTTAGGTATTTCAAAATGGTAGTGTTCTGCTTCTGGGAAAAACTCTATAGGTTCGGAATTATCTGGCTTAGTTAAGGAACAGCCCCAGATATTAACTAAGAGAAGCGCTAAGTAAAATTTGGCCTTCATTTTTTTACTAAGGATTAGACCAGCTCATGCGGAGGCATTGGAATTGATACACCTATGGGCCTCCACATGTGTAGGGTGTTGTTGTGCAAATTGATATAATCAGTCTTAGGTGGGTGGTATTGAACGACACATGCCTCATCAGACCAGAACATTCTTTTTATTCTACACATTTCTGCCCACGTGGGAGTCCGCGGTCTGCCTTTAGTTATGATATGTACGGATACATGTTCCCATCCTCTACCATCCGATGCGATCACCATTGCAGTGGATCGATTATTAAATCGAATCCGAAAGGCTCCTTTGTTTCCATAGGTGGAATCAGAGCCCAATGGATGGCCTTTGGGAATTCGGAATTCCTCAGGTACTTTGAACATCTTCATCGTCAATGAAATTTAGCATTGAAGAATAATATTCAGTTTCGCAATCATCCGACCGGATCCACGTTCCCCTCCTTGAGGATTGGTAGACGTAAAACTGTTCACCGGGCTTGTCTTTTAATTCTACTAATCTTTCGAGTGCCATTCTTTGATATTTTGATTAATCTAATGTCATTGTATCACCTCTTTCGTAGAAGCATTGTTTGCAAACGAACATCCAGTCCAGGCGCTCATTACCTTGGTTGCCCCTCAATATGCGTCCAACTGGTAACCTTGGCAGTGCAGGATAAACAGCTACTATGTACTCACATATAGGATCTCCGATATGGATGGCGTCTTGCTTCACAATAAAGGCATCGTGTACACCTCCCTCGCAATTGGAGGTGTCACAGAGGAAGCCAAGCTCTTCCGGAGAAATTTCAAGACATTCAATGTCCACTTGCATTTTTCGAATTTCTCTTTCCCGATCGGAACAGGGTGGGGCAGAAGCTGGAGTACTGAATTGACGTCTGAGTGTGTCATACATTTCATCCCAGGGCATCAAGTCAAATGTGGAGACATTATCATCGATGTGTCGGGGTGGGATAGAGTCACTTCTTACTTCATTTTTCTGTGCCTCAATCCGTGCCTCCATTTGAAGAATCCGTGCTACTTCAGGACTCAGGTGTTTGGTTACGGTAATTGCCGGAAGAAGCATGCCGTCCGGAGTTTCAGTTGGCTGCCCCACACTTTTGCAGGGCAGCGTAAGAACTGTTATAAAACCGATTATGAAGATCTGTTTCATGGGTTTGGATTTAATGGTTGATTATTCGTTTTCGGTATTCGATGAACTCGAGGATGTAGTCTCGATTGAAGAGTATTTTCCTACCTATTTGCGTGCCGTTGATCTTTCCTTGTCGGTACCAGGTTCGAATGGTGTGCGGCACGACTCCCACAAGATTGGCCACTTCCTTTACAGTAAGGGTAGGGGACATGCCCGGCCCTATTGCCTGGGTAGATGTGGAGCTATACTTTTTCAGAGCCTTGGCGATTTCTTCACCTATAATATTTCTCAACTGCATCTCTGTCATTTGAATCAATGTCATTGCTCGGCTTTGTAATTGGTTAGGATAAATTGTTTCAATTGATCAAAGTCCATAGTCATGTTTTCTACCCACATGCGGACTAATTCATTTTTTTGTTGGATTTGTATTGCATTCAAGCTCCTACTTGATGCTCGTTCAAAGTCTTTCATTAAATCACGAAATTCTCGTTCCTTGATCTCGTTATCTGCACGTTGGCGATCAATTGACCTTTTGACAATATCTTTTGCTAGGGATTCAGCTTTGTCTATTTGCTCTTGGGTAAAGGTGACTCCGCATTTTCTGAGCACCTCGAACAGGTAATTCAGAATCAGAAATTCAAGCCCCTTGTTCTTCTCAATCGCATCTTTGATCTTCCAATACCTCAATGCAAACTGGTGAGCCAATTGCTCAGGGGTTACAATTTTCTTTTCATGGCCGAATGGCTTGTCTTTTTTTAGAGCTGCACGAGCTGGTCGAACCTTGGTTGCGTATATTCGAAACACTCTACCCAACAGATCCTTTGTAAGAGGTCGGCCATAATTACTGATCTCAACTTCCTCTTCTCCATTTGCGACGTAATCAAAGGCATCCATCAAGTCTTCCAAGAAGAGATCTGCATAAAATTTCATCACAAAAGCACTCAGGCTCTTCAGCTTATTCTCTTCGACCGGGATGGCATAATCATCACAAATCTTGACAAGCTCAGCAATGATCAAGTATTGCTGCTTCATGGAGTTCGTTTTGACCTCGTGGGTCGTGCTCTTGTTTATGCGAATCACTTCTGGAGTGCTTGGCTGCGACAAGGTGATTTTGGATATTGATAGTCCTGTCATGACTCAAGGCGTATTGGTTTGTCCATAATGCTTTCCTTTCCACCTTGTAATTCTCTCAACCGGTCCTGTCGTTTGATTCCTGACCAGCTGGACATCAGGTACTTCAGCGCAGAACTCGATAATTGCTGCCAGCTCTTTGATCGCCAGGCGTTGTCTTCATTGTTGATGACCGCGAGGCTCCATTTTTTAATCCAGTGATCGATGCCGTCCGGAAGCTCGTGAGCGTATTGGCTGTCGAGAATGACTTGCTTGTAGCGAAGGCCGTTGGACCTGAGTGCTTCTTCCGGAGTCCCAGAGTCTGGCCACTTTCCGCTCTGAATCTCTTTCCCCTCAAACTCCCCTTTCTCTCTTTCTTCTTTATTTACAATTACATCTACATTTGCATTTACTAAATAAGCTTCAAGCTTATGCTGGAAGCGTACGCTTCTCTCTTCATCATTAGAATTGAAGAATTCAATATCAATTAGATCATCAAGAAATGTCTTCGAATCCTTTATTTTATGGGACATGCGAGCCAATTTCTTTGCGTAGCTTCCGCGTAGTCCGCGCAGTTTTTGACGCATCGAATAAGCGGCTCGATCGCTCATGACTTGACGCAGCTTTCGGTTATAGAGAAAGCCAGGCTCAGAGCATTCGCCAAACTTTTTACTAAGCGTACGCTTCCAGCTTACGGTAAAGCGTTCGTAGTCAGCATACGCTACCATAGCAAGCCTCGCCAACTGATCCATATCGTTCTGAAGCCGGTGATGTTCTGCCTGTTGGCACAGCAATCGGATATACCATCCGAGCTCTTCAGCAGAAAAGGTTGCTGTGTCGATCAGGAAGTCCTTGTAATAGAATAAGAAGCTGGGGTCCTTCATTATGGATGGCTTGCTATCGGATGAAATGAAGTGGATGACCCTCCTACGCTTTTCTGTTTTCGCGTTTCGAAAATTTTGGCGAATTGAGGATACTCCTTCTGGAATTCCCGGGTATAGAAAGGGGTGTAGTTATTATTGATCTTGAAGTCATCATTGGATCTCGTCTTCATCATGAAGCGACATCGGATGTATTCTATGATCATTTTGGAAGAGAGCCGCTTGTATCCCTTTTGGATTAAGCCAAGTGCTACCTCTTTGAATTTCTCATATACATGAGGGTTGGACCTATGGAAGGTTTGGAACCGCGCATAGGAAGATCGTGGTGTTTTGGTTACATTCGCCATTGATCGTTTATTGCAAGGGCCCTGGACCAACAGTAGCCCCTTGTGATAAAATTCAAAATGTGCGGCCCGAGCAGTCATCTCGGGCCGCCTTTTCTTGCAGGATTACTCCGGCAAGCCTTCTAAGTTCTAATAAACTGAAAACCAATACTGAGAAATAGTGTGGCGACCCCGAACGTTTTCAGGATCATTCCTCGTGCCCTCTCCAGTTGCGAACCGGACATGCATTCTCAATGCGAGGGCGATCTAAACGAAATATGAAATTCTAGTGAACGAAATGAAGCTTTCTCCATTCCTGATCTATGCCGTGAAAAATGGCCGGGTAGGTCAAACCCGGCCTAAGGGTGTTAAGAGGCTCTGGTTTCGACAGCCGCAGTTTCATTCTCCTCTCTACACGAATGGTTGATCACCATATCCCGGATTAATTCTCTCAATGGGATATCTATCTCCTCAAATCGACCTTTATACTTCTCTTGTAGGGCCTCCATTAACGGATGGAGTATTTCATCTCTCATGTACGCTGCTCTCCACTGAGTGGTCAATCCACCCTCGCTCTGCCTGTTGATTAAGCGCACTAGAATGTCATGGTGACCCATGGACATGTCACCTGAAAATTTCTGCATTTCCATCCGATTGTTATATTTGGAGTAGTGTTTATAACTTATATGCAATTATAGAGAATAATATGCACATAACAAAAACTAATCTATATTATTTTAACGAATATGTCTCGATAGATGGCTCTTTCTGATAGACTTCATGATCTAATTGTAAGGGGACTAAGGTTGAATATTACCACATTTAGTCAGGAAATAGGATTCAACCATCCTGCGACTATTAGCCGAATAGTTAATGGCAAGTCCCTTAAGCCCGGAGTCGATATATTCCAAAACATCAAAAGGGTGTATCCTTCGGTTAATATTGAATGGTTAATCACTGGAGATGGTAGAATGTTCGTGGATGAAGAAGAAAACCACAACAGGGAAGGAAGTTCCGATATGACTGAGATTATCAGTATTAACAGAGAGTTATTGGACAAGATAGACAAGCACTTTAAAGTACACAATGAATACATGAGGATACTATCGACTGCGGTAGATCCTTGATTTTATAAATCAAAAGGGTGTTAAGTATGAGAATATTACTGTTGTTGATCGTATTAGGAATAGGCATCTCAGGTTGCACAACCATGCCTGGTCCTGCTGCAGATCCTGCGATGAGAAGTTTTGAAAAAGTTGCCAGCTTTGAGGGAGTCAGTAAGAATGCTCTTTATATCAAGGTCAACGAGTGGTTTGTGAAGACTTTTAATTCAGCAGAATCCGTGATCGAGTTTCAAGATAAGGAAGCTGGAGTTGTCATGGGTAAGTATATATATGACTATGTGGAGTCGCAATTTCACCACTTTGTGCATCAGACTATGAAGGTTGAAGTGAAGGAGGGCAAATTAAAAATGAGCATTACTGATCCAAGCTACACTACTACGTCAGCATATGTCAGCGGAGGCGATCACACTTCAAGGAAACCATTGGTTACTCAGAAGGGACTGGTAGTTGCGCAGCACAAATGGTTAGAACTATTTGAGGATTTGAATTCATACATAAACTCAGGTAATTCAGATTGGTGATCAAAGTTTTTAATTCTGGCGTGGATGTTGCGAAGTACATAGAAAAGAACGGTTGGTTGCTGATCGGGACCAATTACAATTACACCTTCTGAAAGAAGAACATCGAATAACATGGGATTTTTCGACTTTTTAAAACCGTCTGAGCCAAAAAAGAAGGTCAAGACAAAACGGATGAACAATCTTCTGCCCAGAAGATCATTCTGGATGTCTGGTTTGGGAGGTGCCCTATGTATTTTGTTCTCAGTAATAATTAACCTTGCTATTGAACCATGGGATTCAGGAACTGCAAGAACAGCCTGGGAGCATGCATCAACTTTTGCTAATTCAATAGGTCAAGCGTTGGTGGCCGCGGGGGTGATTAGTTACTTTCTGGAACTTCCTGAATTCTCGAAAAAAATTGAGGCGGCGTTACTTAAGATTTTGACTAAAAAGGACTACCTCAAGGTACAGAACAGAAGTGGACTGATGAAGCTCAGGAAAGATGTGACCGAACAGTATTACAAAGTGGCTGGATCTCACTATGACAAGACTCTTGTAGAATTTGATCAACGGCTCATCGAGCATTTTGCTCAACCTTATTTCGAATACTTCAAAGAAACTATTGTCTGTAAGGTTAAGCCGGGTGAAAATGGTTCAACCTACATTGAAAAGGATTGCACGCTGAAGTTCAAACTAAACAATAGCGATTCGTCTCAAATTAGGAATTTACTCGACTACTTGAATGTCGTTCTATATTTCGAGCCTATGGATGACCAGGGAGTGAAGGACGACTCGATTCGAGAGATCGTTAACTTCCGAGTGACAGTGGATGATCAAGACACAAAAGATATTGAACAAAAGCTATTGAAGATCACAACGAATAGGGTTCGAACAGACGGTGATAAATTTACACTCCGGACTCAACTCCCTAAAGACGAAGAACAACTGCAAGATGTCTTGAAGTTTAAACATACCATATCCGGGGTTGTTAAGGAGAAGAGGATTGTGCCAATGTCAGATAGTTCATATTCACTTCGATTGAATCTATTGACAAAGAAGCTTTCGATAGATTACATCTTTAGAAGTGAAGACCATGAACTTTTGGCTGAGTGCTTTGGAAGCTTGACTGACTACGGAGATCCGGATTGTTCGATTGAGTTACTTGGCGGAAGTGCACACATTGACTGTGAAAAGTGGATGATGAAAGGGAATGGGTTCTACATTGTGTCTGTCCCCAAGCCCAAGCTAAAGCAATGTTAAAGTCTACTTTTTGGGTTATATTTACCTCGAAGAGGCGTTATATCTACAGAAAACAAAAAAAACCTAACAACATGAAGAATCCAAGAATGTCTTTGAAGGAATTGAATTTGCGGAGTGAAATTCGGACTGCAACGGTCTAATTCCATATCCGGAAATAGACGAAATCGAATAGTTTCAACTATCACATAAACAGAAAGGAGGGCTTCACATCTCGAGTGGAGCCCTCCTTTTTTTTGGCTACATCAGCTATCATGCTCTTACGATTTTCTTGATATGCTTAGCTTCCTCCAGGATGAATGGAAGCTCGTGGATAACATCGAAATTGAGCCGGTCCTGTGTCCCTACTGACAAGTATAAATAGAATTGGTGAACTGTACCAATGGAAACTATTAATCCATGTCTGATCTCATATCGTTCAAAGGAAGTCTTCATCATAGAGTTAGGCATCAAATCATATGACCTCGTTGTATGCCCTTTCTCAATGGCTTCCCTCATCGTCTCAAAAAAGTAGCTGTCTACTCGGCACCTTCTCAGCCTCTCGTCTTGCTCTTCAGTCAGCCCAGAATCGCATCCACACACGATGCTTGTGTAGATAATGTCAAGTTTGGTCTTGATTTTAGAACACCGGATTAGCCTGGCCTGGTCAGCTTTGGTATTCCTCACAATTCTGTGCAATCTCCTGTAGAGCTTGCTTCTGTTCACAATGGTCTTCTCGACCTCTGGCATACGTATTTTCATGTGTAATAGTTTACGGCCACCAGATTTCAAATAATAGGGGGTGGATACATAACGATTAACTATCATCTGAAGTTTCCTCATATGAAGAACCCGGACGCATTTTAACGTCCGGGCCTCATGAAAAAACGAAGCCGATGATCACTACTCCTTATTTAGCTCCAGCTTTTTCGCTGGTCACATCGTTGTCCCTGGCAAACCATCCTATACCCATCATGGCAAGGCCGGCAAATACTTCTGTGATCGAGAAGACCGTTTGTGGATCCGTGTCTATCGCAAAGTAGACTTGTGTTAGAATCAAGCCCAATCCTCCTAGGATTCCTGCGACTGTTGTTTTGGTTGATTTCATGATACTTGAATTTGAGTTTATAATTGATTAATCTTTTGGTTTGATTTCATGAGGATAGGGTGCAAACTGCAGTACCTCCTTGAGTTGTGTCATGGCTTGCTTCATCTCAATCATGGCTTGTGTTGTGACTTGTGTCATAACTTTCATTTCCTCGCCATGTTTCTTCATGTCTTCGATACGTTCATCATAATTTTTTATTCGCGCATCATACAGATTGGCCGAAGTTTGCTTCTCCTTGTTGTATAGCTCTTTCAAATACCAGATTGCCAGTAGCGACACGGGAAGCACGCCGTATTCGTTGATTAGCTTCAGAATTGTAGTTAGTAGTTCCATATTAATTTCCTCTGTGTTTAAGTTCTGCTTGGAGATAGGCGCTTTCTGTGGCCGTAATTGTCACTGATCCAGTTGCACTCCCTCTGCGTCTCGCTCGTATATCGAAATCGTCATCAGCAGACGCCAGGACGGTTTCATTCATTGTAACTGTACAGGTAGTAGCTCCTACAAAGTGGACCGAATATGTCATTCCACCCGTAATTGCTGATCCATTTTTGAAAAATGCTATGTCTATGTTGGCCGTATCGATCGATGTCAGCTGCAGTACTGCTTGAAGCTCTACCACAGCTGCAGTTTCAACTCTGAGATCCCCACTGTTAATGGAGAACACGGTGCTATCTCCATATTCCATGGCCTCTGTATCAATGTCGGACACATCCGTCCAGGATACTTGATTCAAATTCACTGAAGTTGATGTGTTGTCCATTTTCAGGAAAGTGAAGTAATTATGCCAAGGACCCCAATTGGTCTCATTTATTTGTGTTGAACTCTTACCGAATACATCCCATGCATTCCCGCTGTCTCCATCTGCATCGAGAACATTGTTGTTGAATCTCACTTGGCCCGTCGCAGTCATTACCGTGCTCGACTGAGGATCGATCAACAGCTCTTGATCATAATCATCGTTTCGGAAAATCAGTGCACGGGTTGTATTCTGATCCTGGTATTTCTGAAAAGACGTAGGTTCAAGTTGTCCCTCTGCTCTATATGGGAACCACATGATTGCTAAGACTCGTAGATCAAATGCGTTGTTGTTGACCAGAGACAATTCTATATCTGTCATGTAGTTGTCTCCGGCAATCTCATATTCGTACAATTCAAATGAACTACCAAAATTGGTCGTGTGTCCATTGTCGAATACACATCCGTTGTAGGTCATACTATTCCATACACCGTCTTTATCTTTCCATCTCCCTGAGCTATTGACAGCCAGGTCATGATTAACCCATGTGACGACCACTATTTTACCCTGGGTATAAGTCAAACCATTTACAGGGAGCGCACCTTTAGATGTCAAATCGATTGAGACAACCGCCGTGTCATTGGCAAGTACATTACATCCATTGATCGCGTAGCTGTTGTCGAACCAATAGTAGTAATTGGTAGTGGAGGTTCCCGTGGCGGTAACAGTGAATTTATCGGTAGCCCTGGCCAGTGCGTTATTCTCTGCTGGATCAGCATGGAAATCTCCGTAACCATAGCTGTTTGGAGCAACACCAGCTACCAAGGGAGCAATCCAATTCTTGGATTCGCCTAGAAATCCGCCGTCATTTCGAAGCTCGAATAGCTTAGAGCCACCCGAATCATCAATGTATATTCCGCTTGTGTTTGCGCTATCACCTTCCGTTCTAATTCGAAGATTATAGCCTGTAGGGGTAGTGTTAATCGAGAATCGGCCATCTACATATAAGTCATCAAATACCCGGACGTCATTGTCAGATTCAAATCTGAAAGTATTGATACCCTGATGTTGAAATGCAAAGTCGCTTCCATCAACCAGCATTGTCATGTATTGACTGTTTTTTCTGAATTGCGCCCACCCATTATTTTGGAAATAGGTCCAGCTGCTTCCGGTGCCTTCCAGTATGGCTGACCCTCCTGCATAGATAGAATAGGAACCATTCGGATTTTTGCCATCGAGCCCCAGGTGCCCATCTACGTCAAGATCATTGTAGATTCTAACATCAGCATCTCCTTCAAAGTCCATGACGTCTACTCCAACGAAGTCAAAAGAAACAATGCCAGAGCTATTATTCATTTCATAAGTGGCACCAGAGTTGCGCAAGGTTAAAGCGCCAGAATTGTTAGCCCAGAAATAATTAGAACCATCATAAAGGGCCATGTCTTTGTTTCCCAGAATGTTGTAACTGGCATTGGAACTTCTTCCATCAAAAAGAATAGAACCAGTTACACTGAGGTTGGTGCCATCAAAGGAAAAATCACCTGAACTTGTCAGCGAGTCCGTGGAAGCCCAATAGGCAACTCTATTCAACACTCCAGTTCCTTTTACCGTCCCGGATCCACCGCCGCCTCCGATTCCAGCGAGGCTTACGGTATTACCTCCACTTATGGTCAAGTCCGACCCTAATATTGAAAGGGTTTGATTATCTGTGAGGTCAGCTGCGGACCACAACCATCCAGAGCCGTTACTTACCGGGACATATCCACTAACACCAGCTGACAGGGAATTGTCCCTCAATTCGTTCCTCAATGTTACCGGCCCAAAAAATTGGACACCACGGTTGGAATTGTCGAGTTGCATAATGGTTTGGTTCAAATGGTCTCGGAAAAGATGTCCGGCATTTGAGATCAAACTTTGATAGTAGAGGTAGTTTCCTGAATACCTGATCAGGCATCGAGTTGATGTCGAACCAAATTTCAAAGAGTCCTGAATGAATGCTCGTTTGAACCCAAGTTCGTCATCGATGTAGGTGAAATCATCATCGGATTGAATATTTCCCCCGGACCAAAACAAAACTCTATCTGTACTCAATCCTGGCCATTCAGTTGACGGTACAAACTTGCCATGGACATCAACAATCTCAGTTTTATTTTTCCGGTCTGTTTCATACCACTTGAGACTGTCTACATTGTATTGAAGATCCATCCACTCATCAGCTTGGAGGGTAACCGTTGCTGAAGAATCAAGGAATGATAATCTGTTATCTCCCAATAAACTGCTTACACTTACGCCGCCTGGTTTACCATGAATTCGGATTCGCTGCCAGTCTTCCCCAGAAAGCTGGTCAATGGTATTGAAGGCAAATATGTCAGTCCTACCCCAAACGGACTCCGAGTGAGCTGTTGGTCGATAAATATTTTCACGATTGTTAACGGTTATTTTGTGAGTATCTGTGACAGCACGTGCAATTTGGATCTGCAGGACAGGATCATTATCTTCTACGTCTGCATCAATATTGATGTCGCACCAATATGTCTTGGCAGGGTTCTGAAGATCCAAGGAAATTCCATAGTTCCCATTGTGGTGAATATGCACATTCTCCACCCTTAAAGAGGTTCGACCTATTTCGGCAGTTGGATCTCCAAAGGTGTTCCAGAAAAGTCCCCGAGCACCACATCTTTTAATTTCTCCATTGATGAGACGAAGATCTTTCACATGTGTTATAGCAATTCCTTCATTACTCATCGAATCGATCACAAAGTCTTCAATTATTATTGGGCCGGGAATGGAATCAGCTCCACTGAAAGAAATGCCCTGGTAATAATCTTTTAAGTACAGTCCTTTGAAATGAATATTCCGAGTCTCCTTCTGGCCGTTGTTAAAGGTTATTGCGGCTGGTGTAGTTTCTAGTCGATTCTCACCTCTCAAGTTGTTGATGAAGATGTTTTGACAATAGTTGGAATAGGAGTCCTTGTGGATCTCGATTATGTCTTTTGTGTTGGTGATGTGCCAATTCTGGACAGTTCCATTTTGATTACCGTAGAGATCAATTCCGGAGCCACTTCCAGATCCACCGATGATTCTTCCATTTGAAATTATCCAACCATCACATCGTACTAATTCAAAATGGTCTCCAACTGCAGGTGTATCCGGGTCGAGAAAGACTTGATCAACTAACAGGTTGTTGACATTTAGGAATTGAGGCCCTTCACCATAATGGAAACACCGCAAATTTCGAACTGTGAAATCCTGATAATCATTTGCATAGGTATTGCTACTTGCGTACAGGTTCAGCGGATTCCCTAGGACATAGTCAATTTGTATGTTTTCAATCAGAACATCTTCAGTTCTATCAGCTTGGCTCGCATTCATTCGAATTCCTTGCACCTTACCATTCTGCTCATAAGTGGTGAAAGTTTGATTTAGAGCGTTGCCATGGATATAACCGTTTCTTATCGTAATCTTCTTTTTCCCTTTCGCGTAAATAATGCCAATGCTCCAAGAACCATCTACAAGCGCATCTTTGAGATAGTACGTACACCCGTGCATATTCAATTCAACACTATCTAGCATTTGAACACCGTACCTCACACCTCCATCGTTTCCTCCTTCACCAATAAGCTTCATTCCAGGGGTTTCGTGAACTACACCTCCTCCAGCAGAATTGCATAATATTATCGCACCGTTTGTCCGGTCATTATCTTGCACTATGCCGTTATCTGTTCCCGTTTCATCATACCCGTTCATTTCAAACCAATCAGGCATCCAATTGAGACCGTCAAAAACTCTGTTCCATCCATCAATAATTGTAGCACCATTTTCACCGGAGCCTCCTTTGACAAATAATCCTCCCAGAGTTGTATAGTCCCTTCCACCGTAATTGACAATGAAATCTTGAATGTAGACCACATTAGAGGAACCGGCGTATGATCTTAATGCGTCATAGTTGACCAATGTATCTATTCCGGGACCACCACCTCCGGAACCTATTGAATCCTTCCAAGTCACTGTGTTCATTCCATTGGTCAGGCTGAAAACCCGGTTCCCAGTGGAATCAATTGTCATGGTGAGGTCAGAGTACTCAGGGATTGCAGATATATCTACATTAAAATCCGGAGCCCCGGTCACTGAGAATTGGAGCTGTCTGGCAACTTGATTGTGTGTGCCATTGGAGGTCACACCGTCTGCATCCAAATATGGTGTTAGATCTACAGACACAATCGGTACACCATCCCTTGACAGTGATATTCCCAACTGATGGGCCGATATTGCAAAATAGTTAACGAGCTGAGCAATTTCTGTCAAGGCTATTGCCTGTCCTCCGCTTATGTAAAGGGAGTCTGAGTCAGCGCTTAGATCTTGGGCTGTAACACCTGGTAGAGAATCGGTACTTACATATACCTGTACACCATTCTTCGTCATGATAATCAAATTATCAGTGGTGTCAGCTCTTAGATAGTCTATCGGAATAAGCTGCGCATTGAGCCCAGTTACAAACATCATCAAAATCACTATATACCTCATGCCGGTCTTAATGTTACATCTACGATACCGTTACTCAGAGATCGAGTTCCGGTGCCGCTACGGTTAAGAAATGATAATTCGTTGGTAGTATGATCGTAATCGAATCCGTATGGCTCATCATAGGCTGCTTTGACGCCATTGACAACCACAACTATTCTTCGATCTATTTCAGCCGGTGTTACATCTGCAGGATCTGGCAAAACCCAATCACTTGGCAACGACACAAAGCTTGCATTTACACCTGTGTATTTTTTGTGTCGATCCTGGTCTAACTCAAAAGGAATTTGAATATCCACATACGGCTGTTCAGGATCCACTCCTCCAGGTTTAACCGGGTCCAAAATGGTCACATATTGCTCTTTCCTTTTGGTGACTCCGGCAGTATCATGATCCAGTGCAGTCCATCTGCCTTTAATCGTTTGATTATGGGCTGTATAGGTGTATGACTCGCACATATACTTTATCCCATCCAATTCAATTACCATCGCTGGCTGCCATTGGTGGTAGATCAAACTTGCATTGATTTGCCTTGTCGGTTTCCGTCTGGCTGCAAGAATGCTTTCAGCGAGTAGATCGCATATATTGTCGTCGTTAGCGCCCCAATCTTCAGTGTTGCTTCTCCAGTTTACGCCGTCCTGGACCTTGATGCCGGTTTGGCTATGGTTTGATGGGCCTTCCCCTATTTCTGTTGTGTACTCGAGAACTTTTGAATTCTCGGGGTCTCCATCAGCAATGAATATCGTTTCTGTCACTTCCTGGGCTGCATCGTTCCCATCATGCATGTACACCTGAAAATGAGTCCCCGTACTTTGTGAGGTTTCTGTTGAGAATTCATAATGCCCAGCAGGCTTGGTTTTTAGTACATTGTTTTGATCAAGATACTCCGTGTTTGATACTGTGATCTCGATTTCATGACTGCTGAACAACGCAAATTCTTGACTTAGTGGAGGGGAGGTTAGATCATCTCTATAAATCGCGTATCCGGCCTTATTTACTAACATTGGATACGCTTCGATGTAAGACTGGGTAGATTCCCAAGTCATTCCGGAATATTCAATATTAGCGAATGTCCCTCCAGTTCTTACCTGTTTCAGCCAACGAGCATCTCCACCGGTTCCAACTTTTACTTCAATCAGTACTTTTGGACGCAGATAGCGAGTTGCGGCGGTTCTGTCTGATTCGTAGAAGGTGCCATTTTCGAATGCAATGTTGAGCTTCATCAACAAACGATCGTCGTTATTTAGAACAATGATCTCATCTCCTTCAACTGTCGATCCTCCTACATAAGGTGGTTGCTGATCAATGATGGCTCCGGCAATGGGGTCGTGTTTGTATTTAACCAAAACACTTTTGGCTGGAGGAAGGACGGTAGTAGTCATACCCCTAAGCCTTCGAATAGTACTTCCATCATAAACCTTGTTGAGGTATCCCAACCCTGTGTCATTACTGACAAATACCATGTCTTTATCAAACCGATATCTCTCCAGACTTGTGTTTTGTGCCCGATAGTCCCTCTGCTCGGTAATATAATAGCCGAAATTCCAGATCATTCGAGCATTAAACAGGCCCAGAAACTGACTCAACATGTCCACAATCTTGGTGAACTTCACATTGTTTCCATCAATTTTATTGAAGGCTTTGTAGTCAAAGCCAGTCATCTCCCAGGTGAAGTCTGTCGTATTAGGATGTGTGTCACTCCTCCAGTGCACATACATTTCATGAAGTACAGAACCGGGAGTATAAAACTCGTCGACCAATGTTCGATCAAATATTGCATCGTAAAATTCATTGATGCTGTAAACTGATCTGTTGGAAGCTGGAATTAGGTTTGCATCAAGCTCTACTGACTGCAACCTCGAAAGCATGTCTACTGCAGTAAAAGTGAATTCATAGGGATATGCGAGGTCCTCGAGAATAATCCCATCCGTGATTATCACTCCCAGAAAAGCGACAACGCTCGATCTTCGTACTCTCAGCCAGAATCTTTCCTCTTTGCTGTCGATAAGCTCAGTTATAAAATCTTCAACTCCTATCCGATCAATCAGCATTGTACAGCTACACTTGGTCGTTACCAATGGTGTAAGAACATCACGTGACCTGGACTGTCCGGAAATTTTTAGCCCTTCCTTTTTCACGTAAAAATCGACTTCAGGATTCAGCACAGAATCCATATCAAGTATTTCTACGGTCCATAGATTTGGAAAGACATCTGGGTTTCCATAATCATAGAATGTGCTTTTCCATTTAATGCCCATTAGAAGCCTCTTTCACGTTCACGAATGGATAGCTGTTTCTCTATGTAGAAGAGAATCTCCTCACCCAAAAATCTGGCAGGTCCAAACTCCAATCTGATGTTTGTAGATCTTTCAGGGAAAGAAGACACACCCGGTGAGAAGGCGGGTGGAGGACCTACACTTCCACCCAAGGAAAATCCTGGCACTCTGGCCGCAGCGAGGACCTCGGGACCAATCGCCTGAATCTGCTTGGGATTAAGCACCGCTTCACCGTACTTCAAATAGGCAAGAATATGATCGCCATCATTTCTGGCCGGTGCATTGGTCACACCGCGCACCTTTCCAACTGCCTTGGCTACATCACCCCCTTTTGCAAACCCAAGAGGTGTGGATGCAATGACCGCCGTTTGGGCAGCTCCCAATGAACCAACGATTGCTGCAAGAATTGGACTTACCCCAAGGGCCTTCGTCACGGCAACGGCAGTATTTATGATGGATTGAGCTATTGCTCCAGCTTTTTCTCGTATGGCTGCATCCCTTTGAATTTCTTTCTTCTTCTTGGCGTATTTCGACTCCAATTGCTCGAGTGCGGCCGCCTTGTCCGTTTCATTGTTTATTGTACCCTCGATCCTCTCTTTCTCGCGTTCGAAATCTTCATCAAGTTCTGCTTGACGCTTCGCTCGCAAGGCAGTGGTCAAACCATCCAATGCAGTGAGAGCCATGGCTCCGGCTTCAGCTCCTTGAATGAGGGACTCAGCGAGATCAGCACCAATTTGGATTCCGGACTCTGATAATGAGTTGAGAACTCCCTGCATAATGGACCCGAATTGGGTCGCAGTATCCTCGTTGAATTTCACATTGATTTCGTAGTCCGTCTCTAGCTCTGGCAGCTTTGCCTCTATCTCCTCTGTGGATGGCACATTGATTTCGTACTCAATCTGTGTATCAATTCCGGATGCTGCACTATCAAGCTTCTCCAATTCAGATACAGCTCTGCTGGTTGAGACTTTCTTGAACATTGCGTTGGTCTCCGCGATATCACTCACAAGTTGTTGAACTGGTTTGGAGGTTGCGGACAGCCCTGTGTTAATTAGCTCTTCAATCGCTCGATTCAAGGACCTCGTTCGATCTTCAGTTAGTTGCTGCACATTTTCATGAATCTTGTACAGCTCATTAGCTGATCTTAATTCCTGATTGAGTTTAGCAATAATCTTTTGACGCTTTTCCTGGTCACTTGTACCTGAACTGTTTGAGGAAGAATCTTGGCCATTTGGAGACAGTATCATCTCCATTTCTTTTTGAAGTTTCTTGGCTTTTTCTCTTTGCTCCCTCATGGAGGATGCATCCAGTCCAAGTAATGCTGAAGCAAGCTCTCCCTGACTAAGATTCTGGTCTGCAATCAAGTCTTTTTGCCATTGAGGAAAGTCTTTGGCAAGCAATTCGAATTCCCTGATTTGAGCATTGATGTCTTTGAGTTGTCGAAGGAGATATCCTTCCGATTTTGGAACACGACCCAGTTCTTTTAGAAGGGCCTTGTGCTGTTCTCTCAGCTCTGCAAGTTTCTTTTTCGCAACGTCGGTACTAACCTTCTTGGTTATATCTTTTTGGAATTTGGAGTAGGCTTCATTCAATCCTTCAACTCGATCCTTTTCAATGGTGAGATCGTTGAAGTATTCAGGATGAATTGACTTCAATTCGGATATGGCAGAAATTCGATCGTGGTAGGCTTGCGTATTATCCTTTACAACAGCAATCAAGTCCTCTACTCGCTTCTTTTCGTGCTTGAGCAATTTGGAGGATTCTTCTGACACGTAGTTCTGTGCTTCCAGTGCATGGTTTGCCTGATTCGCAGCATCTTTGAATTTCTTATATAAGTAGATCGCCGTGCCTATACCAGCGAGAAGGAGACCAATTTTGGTTGCATTAAGTGCTTTGTCGAATGCTGTTAGAGCAACTCCCGCTTTTCCTACAGCTGGAACGAAGAAATTGAATGTCTGAGTCAACCCCCCTAATCCTCCAGCAATTAAGCTGGTCGCCTTGAATCCTCCACCTACGGCGACAGCATAGAGTCCAATTGAGGTGATGGTCTTTTGGGTTTCTTCGTCAAGGGCCGCAAATGCCTGAGCGGCTTTGCTAACTGATTCAGCCAAGTCAGTGGCAATGGGTAGCATCGCTGCGCCTAACTCTATTCCGGCATTTGTGACGTCTGTGATGGCCTGATTGAACTTAAACTGAGCGGTCTCAGCTGCATTGGCAAATCCTTCCTCAACTAGACCCGTAGAATCATAGACATTTTGAAGGATGTTGGAGTATTGATCTGCTTGTGCCCCGGCAGTACCGAGTACTCCGGATAGCGCTCTCACATTGGGAATTAATCGACCCAATGCACTTTCATTGCCTTTATACTGCTTGACCAGATCGATGAGGGTTTTGGCTAAACCATCATTTCGAATCTTGGCCTGCAGATCTTCAACAGATAGCCCAAGCGATTCAATTTCCTTTTTCGCCTGTTGTGACGGATTCAGGAAGTTGGTCATGACACCACGCAAAGCGGTCACTGCTTCCTCTGCACTCACTCCAAGACGTGTGAAGGTCGCAATACTTGCACCTACCTCTTCGAAGGAAATTCCCATGGTGGCTGCCAGTCCGGTTACGCGGCCAAGAACCGGTGCCAAAGATTCTGCTTCAAGGTTACCTTCTCGAACAATAGCTGTCAGTACGTCCGTGGCACGAGCAGCATTGTACGTTTCGACTCCATAGGATTGCATTACACCTGTAAGGGCCCTTGCAACTTGATCAGTTTGCCCTAAACCAATTACGGAAGCTTTGGAAGCGCTTTCCAGCACTTCCATCGCCTCCGCGCCCCTAAGACCTGCGGACGTAACTGTAAAGAGGGCACTTGACAGTTCAGCCTGACTTTTTCCAACTTCAGTGGACAGCCCCTTGACACCTTCCTTGAACTGTTCCAAGGTTTTCCCCGTAATTCCAACGAGGTTTTGAATCTTGCTAAAATTGGCTTCAAGTTCTGTTGCAAGTTTGACACCGGCGACACTGGCCAGTGCAAAGGGTATTGATATATTATTGTTAATCTGGGAAGCAATACTGCCAGTTGCTCTGGAGAATTTGTTCAAGTTGCTTGTAGCCCGGTACAGACCGCGCTTCAGATCCTTGATGTCCGCTCCAACTCTAACCTTTATTGTACCAATGCTTCCAGACATTACTCTTCTTCTTCCTGTTTTTGGGCCTTAGCGGCATCCCACTTGGCGAATATTTTATTGGCGGCCTCTCTACGGGCCAATTCCTCTTGCCATTCCTCCTCAGTTTGTTTGTGATCTGTATCCCATGGGAATTGGATCAACTCTTTAGGGCTGCTGATTCGATGCTTTTTATCCATTTGGATGTTTAGCAAATAAGTGGTTTGCCACCTGGTCGTATCCCACTGATTTCGAATCAAACCTTGATTGCGATCAACAGCGCCATTAATTACATTCCGGATATCCCGTACATCGGAATTCCAAAAGTCTTCTACACTCATCCCAGCATAACCACAAGCCTGCGCTTGAAACTCATCGAAGGTTATGCTGTCAGCTTTCCCACATCTTCCTTCTCTTTGTCGGTCTGTTTCAGACCTTGAGAGATGTAGTACTGTTCAAGTACTCTTCCAGCAAGACCAGGATCTTCGTCAATCCAATCTCCGAACATGTCTTCATCAAATCCCTTTGGGAGGGTCTCTCCATTTTTGCGAGCTCCCTCCTTAATGGAGACGAATCCTAGAGTGATGATTCCAAGTAAATCGAGTATGAATCCACCTGTAATAGCGTCCAGGTCCTGGTTATTTTTTCTTGCAAATAGGGCGAGGGTTCTTGTGGAGAAATCCATTGAACGTTCCTCGCCCTTTATTTTGATTTTATACATACTTAGGGGCATTTGAATTAGGCTACGGTTGACATCGTCACAGTACCTGCGATTTCGAAAGTCGCGGTCCATGTGATGTTCTGATTCACTCCTGGGGCATTCATTTCGAGCTGTGTGATGATAGCATCGCACTCCCACATGGTGTCCCCGGTTACAGCGGTTCCAAATTCAATCGGAACAGGATCGCCTGTATTCCAAGCTGTAAATAGATGTGTGAATCCCGCATCAGCTGGAGCATCACTATCGATGTACAATCCGGAAGTGGTGATCTGTCCTGATTTCAGACCGGAGAGTAAGTCTCTCCATCCACCTGTATCCTTACAGGTAGTGTCCCTTAATTCAGTTGAAAGAGAAAATGTTGCGTCGGTGGCGCAAGCCAAGGTCACAGCAGGGTCTTTCCACCTGACACGCATTAGCGTAGAACTAATCTTTCCTGGTGTTGGCATGATTGATTGTGTTAATGGTTAAATAATTATTTACTCTTCTTCCAATCCTCTGATGTAGAGGTCCGGGTTGTCCTTGTCCATTGGTTCATCCGATTCAGGGATGACATCGAACTCAATGTTTTTCCCAATTGAGGCATATGCTTCTTTCATGGAATTGAAAGGGGTTGTTACTGCAAACCCATCCTGCTGCAATTGCTGTGCGAAGGAAGGCTTGAACTGATTGAAAGAACCAGCTTTGTTGATGTTGCCTGATTGAGGATGAGGCCAATCCTTGATAAATTTTACAATCATCGTCTTACTCTTATTTGGTAATCCTGCGCCACTTGGAACAGGTCGTTTTTATCATTATAGGGTAGTGTTACTTCGTCCATGTAGACGATGCCATCCACATTAATTCCATTTATGGTGGTTGCACCGAGGCCGTCAAGTACGGTTCTGACGCGTTCTGCTATGGTGATTGCCGAAGCCATCGATTCTGCAATTGAACTGACTTGCCATCTGACCAAATCGGCCTGACTAGAGCCATCCTTGGTATTGCTTGGATTATTCGAAATCAAGTGGCACACAATGGCAGGGTAGACGTCCTCTTGATCCAGTTTCACAAGACGAATCCTGTGGCCGACCATACCCTCAAGTGTGGCGTCACCAAGAAGCAAGGATGTTATGGCTTTACCGCTGACTGACACGCTTGATAGAATTGTTGTACTCTTTTGATAATCCGGCAATTACTTCTTGTCTTACCTCCTCTTTTTTGGACTCGTAAGCTCGTCTCATATATCCTTGAGGCTTTTGATTCTCAGTTCCATACTCCACAAAGTGTGCGTAGAATGGATTTTGGTCTTTGTTCGATCTTTTCTTGACACCTACATAGACGGCGTCTTGTCTAAGTGCCAATCTTAACCGAGTGATATTCTTGCGTAACTTGCCACTGCGACTATTGACATTTTCTCTAGCCGCCTTTGAAATCTTTCTAGCCGCCTTTCCATATATCCTTCGACGAGTCTTTATAGGCACGCCTTTTGCGATTTTTTGTAACCGCTTATTGATGATATTTACTTGTTGCTGCAAACTCATATCACCTTTCTGGCCTTGATGATCAAATACCGGTCTCTGCCTCGGGACTCATGTCGATTGATTGACTTGATGTCATAGTCGATTGAGTCGTACTGCAGCCTCATGGTCTCGTCTATGTCGGTCCTGTACCGAATTAGCACCGCTATTTCTCCGAATACGGTTTCCTTGGCTCCTTCGAGCTCTTCTTTGTCGTTTCTGTCAGCTGACCAGTCGATCGCAGCCCACACTTCTGCGAGCTGTGACCAGGACCGGGTGACCTCGTTGAAGTCGTCAGTTGACTTGGTATCGGCCATGATCTTGACCCTCCTGTTCATTTTGCCAATGTCTAGAAGGACCATATCTGCCGTTGTCTTATTAAGAATCTACTGGCCGTAAGTTTTTCCCACGGCTTGTCTTCTCTGTCTTCGTACCATTCTGCGAGTACCTTGTAAATAGGTATGACATCTGCTTTGGGCACGTCTGCTACGTTTTCTCCATAGCCGGCCGTGTATTCCACGACAATAGGTGTACTACGATCGTACACGGTTGGGAAAATGAATCCTTCGGCAAATGTTATGCAGTTGGGTTTGCCTATGGCATCCAGGTTATAGTCATCAGAATCGATCGCGGTGAGTACGTTCGAGGCGTTGTAGTAGCTGACTGATACAACATCTATGGCATTCGACAAAGGAAGTCTTAGCTTCCATGAGTTGTATCCAGCTGTAATGGTTTGGGTAATTAGAGCATATCCGTACTGGCCTTCCACATACTGTCGCGCAGCAGTGATAAGGTGAGTTATGAGCACATCTTCCGCGTCGTGCTCAACCTTCAAATAAGCCTTAGCTTCGCTTAGGGTTATTGGTTCTACGTCCGGATGATCTTTTACCTGATACTGCACGCTTCTCAGTTACTTTCTTCGATTCTGTTGTTTGCTTTTTCACTGGTGCCGGAATGGCAATCCCTCTGGCTATGAATTTCTTAGCCGTATCGTCATCAAGCTCCAAGAACTCTCCAGCCTGACGGACTGGAGAGCCTATAAGAGCTTGTGTTAATTGTACCCTAGCCATTAGGAAGCAGCTAAAGCCAAGTATTTCACGGCATTCGCGTTGATCAGCTTGGAATCAACTCTTTGGTAACCAAAGAATCCAACCGATCTCTCATTCGCGTAACGCTCGTTAAGTCGGACCATCTCCAATCCACCGATCAAACGGATATTGAACTTGGAGAAATCACCTGCAGCAATCACCTTGGAGTTGGCTCCACCAGAGAGCTCAGGCATGTCGTTGTTGACGATGTATGGCACACCGTGGATGCGATCAGGCTCACCGTCTCTTACAGATGGCTGCCACAATGGACGTGCATCTCCGGAACCAATGGTGAGCTTGCGTAGAGCAGCTACCGTAGAATCATGAAGAACCAATCGGAAAGATGGACTCATTCTATAAGCCTTATCAATCGAGTGGATCAAGTCAATGATTTCCGCACTGGTGATTGCGTTTGTTGCAGCGGCGACATGGCCCTCCGTGGCATCTGGCAGGAATCCGGCCGGCTTATTTAAGCCATCAGCGTTGGTGAAATCTGCTGACCATGCTCGTCCAAACCTCTCTGAAATCTTCTTTCGTACGAAAGCGCCCAGGTCATACGCAGAATCATTCATCTGCTCCCAGGATACCTTGATCAATCCGGAGGAATAGGTGTAGTCATTCATGCTGACATTTCCGAAGGTGAGATCCTTCACGGTGTCGGCCGCACCCTGATTAATGATTACTGCTCTTTCTGTAGTATCATTGTTGGTAGGTGTGTTGAAAACTCCACCAGTTGCTGTGGTGAAAACGTTGGCTACACTCAAAATTGGTGCAAACCATTGCAACTCCTCGTTGATCTGGTTGGCCCATGTTTCAGGCACTAAGAATCCACCAAGGGAATCTGTAGTGGTGATTTGGGTGTTGGTTCCCCTTTTCTGGAAGAGTACTCCGCGATCTGCCTCTTCAAGACCGTTCACACCTCTACGCATGAACATATCGAATACCTCGGCATGCTCCCGCTTTTGCGGTGCAGGATCTTGCGGTGCAGGATCCGAGTTTTGCTCTGCTGCACGTTTGTCAGCTTCTTCGAGCATTTCGCTCCTTTGGATAGCATTACCCAAGGACCGGACTTCTTCATCAAGTCTTTCCCATTGGGCTTGATCTTCAGAAGTAAGCTTTCCAGATTCGTCAGCCCGTCCGTGAAGAGTCTTCATTTCTTCCAGCAAGGCTTTTCGCTTCTGTTTCATTGCGACACTTGTCATATCTGTTGATTTAGAATTGATAAATTCACCTCACGAAGCCTTGCTTCACGCTTACTTTGTTCGGTGCTGATTGCTTCTTTTTCTGCGGCCTTCTCAGCTTGTCGTTGCTCCCAGGCTCGCTTGCCAACTTCTGTATTTGGATTGGCGGGATAGGTTACTGGAGAGACGTCAAAGAGCTGCTCGATTTCTTCGATTTCTCTGATCTCGACCCATTTGTCTCCTCGTTTCTCTTCTCTCCATGTTTGTTTTCTTATGATGAATGCGAAAGAGCTCTGATCAATGTCACCAGTTCGAATTTCGTCTTCAAGATCCTTGGCGTAGGATCTATTCGGTGTAGCGTATTTATAGCCTAGGTGGCCTTCGCTTGTCAGGAAGATCTCAGCAGTTCCAGACTTGGTGCGGCCGAGAATGTAATTTGAGTCATGATTCTTCAATACTCTCACATCGTCCTCCATTACCGCATCAAATGCACCTGGTAATATCTTCTCGCGATACCATCCCATATCGTACTCCTCACCAACCTTGGCAGCAATTCCTTCAATCACTCCAGGTTGCTCTTCGGACTCTCTGACTTCAAGTCCGGTAAAAAATCTACGTTCCTTAATCTTCGGACTCTGGGTCTTTCTCGTCTCCATTTTTTTCTGGATTAGTTTGTAATACGAATAGGGGTGTGGGGTCATCCAAACCTTCTTGAGGCGGAAGCCCTTCCAATTGACGGATCTCGTTTCCGGTTACACCTACGTACATTCTCATGAGTTGGTGGACTTTGGCTCTTGTCAAGCTGTCGGCCCTTAGTACCGAATCCATGTTGAATTGAACTGAGTGGCCAGTATCTTCAGGGAATAACTTTCGATCAAGCTCTTCCTCCCAGCGCTTGACGTATGGCCGCATGGTGTATTTTGCAAAACCCTGATCAAGGCTGCTTATATTATTGAATGTTGATCGTGAATGTTCGTGAAGTAGGTGTGGAGAAATGTTGTACAATCGCGATACCTCTTGAATGTAAAAATTCCGCATCTGCAGGATTTCAGCCTCCTTCATGTTCGATGAAATGGGAACGTACTTTAGACCATTCGAAAGCAATGCAGTGCCGCCTCTATTGCTTCCCTTTCCTCCCATTTTCGAGTCAAAGGATGATTGCAGGGATTCTCTTTGAGGTTGAGTTAAGTCTTGGTCTGTTTGGATAACTCCGGATACACGAGCGCCATTGGCATAATAGTCACCTGTGAGTCGTTGGGCTGCGAGCATTTCTCCGAGGATATTTCGAGCCTTGGTCAGTACAGGATTGACATTGACTCCATCGAAAGACATGATGGGTATTGCGACGATCTCATGCGGCAGGAGCGTCTTGTTTTTTCCTTCTACTTTATAGTACAGCTTGCCTTTGTAAGTCCAGGGCGTAACCAGGTTGGCTTGAAGCACAACAAGTTGTTCAATATCTCCGTACTTACTTTCCCGGTCAATTTCCGCATAACAAGCGCCGAATGCCAGCGCATTCAACATCATACTTTCTCTAAAAGAGAATGAAGTCTGAATGTCGTTAGGGCTCTTTTTGATAAGCTTGTGATTCGGATGATTTCGATCGACTTGAATCCTTCCATCCTTATCCAATACGACATCCACTTGAAAGCTTGCGAAGCTCTCCGCAAGCAGCCTCCATGCGGCCCACATGGCGCTAATGGACATGGCTGTCTCTACATTGACAACCTCGCCACTGGCACTCTTATTGAAAACATTCAACCATGTCGCTGGATTCAGCGATACGGAAGGATTTTCAAATGGTGAACTTCTAAATAATTTTGTGAGCCACGACATCCATACGGAATTATGACCACAATTTCAAGCAGTTATGTATTAAAAGAAAGTTTTATTGTTCACTTAATTGTTCACTTTTTCATGTGGTATAGCTTGCTCCTGCGGAAGGAGTGATAGCTAGAAAAACAACGATGTCCGTGCTTCCTAGTATATGCGCGCTCCGTGGCCTCATAGTTTTGCTTGTTCGTCATCTTTTGGTTATACCTTGAGTAGTACAACCGAATGAAATCCTTAGCGATATGTGGGTCTCTTCTGGCCATTAGCTTATCCAAGTTTCTGGGTCAGATTGAATTTGTGGATCCTTGATTAACTCCATGTAGCTCTTCAAGCCATTCAAGAAACTGACTATGCCATCGATCTTATCCTTACTCTTAGTCTTGTGTACCCATTGCAGTTGTTCTCTGTCTGAATACAACTCAACGTTTCCAATTTGCCACTCCAGAACCGGGTTACCTTGATGGTTCACCTGGCCAGTGGTTATGAGTTCATCTAACTTTTGAACCGTGTTGTTCATTGAATACGGAGTCTGCGCCCACGGCTCACACTCCATTTCGTTCTCCATTAACCTGGGAACAACCACGTCACTTTTGGCGCGGTCAAATCCCACGCGCACAACATCAAGATCTTCAGTCATTTTTATGATGTCAGCAGCAATCGTTTCACTGTCCCGAAAGTCGCCACTGGTCACTTTCACATATTTATCATTCACCCATTCTTTGAATCTCAAATTCTCCTCTCTTTTTCGGCGATCAACTGTTGAGCTTGGGCACCATTGAAGGTTGAACCACTCAAACTTTGTATTCTTATTCTCCTTGAATAAAATGGCCTTTCCATCATCGTCGTAGAAGGTCGGAGGGATGATAATGCTCAGGGAGTTCATGTCACGGCTGTCGGCAAAGTCTAATCCCAGAATGCATTCATGGCCAGAGAATTCCGACAGCTCTTTTTTCCGTTCGAATCCTCTTTGCCAGATATCGGCAATACTCCATGCTTGAGTGGAGCTAACCCAAATACCCAGATGAAGCCTCTTCCAGACTTCTTCGCTTAACGGCTCATTTTTTATCTCTTGAACCTCACCCTCCCAATACCTCTTTGGGATAACGCTTTTGTATCCGGGATTAACAGAGGCGAATACCTTCTCTGAGAATATGTCGCAGTCTTCCGGAGCATTGTACGTTTTGACGTACCACCGGTCATCGGTAATAACATTGTCTTCTACCTTCTTCGCGTACTTGTGGAGCTCGTGTGGAAAGGTCCCTTTGATTCCGCTATTGGTGATAACAAAGATGAGTGGCTCAGCCCGAGTAACGATTGACTTCCTCAGAGCATCCCACAAATCTTTAACCTGGTGATCAACAGATCCTGCGTGGATCTCATCATAAAAACAAAAGCTCAGGTTTGCTCCATGGACTCCACTTGAATCGGCAGAGATGATTTTGTATTCGGAATTGGACTTTTTATGCGCAACATGGTATTGCTTGATGTCAAAAATTCTACTCAGATTCCGGTCCAGCTGGATCATTTCCTTGGCATCCTTCAGAATCAAATTGGCTTGATCCTTTGTATTGGCAGCACCGTAACCCAGACCACCTTGTTCTTCGTTCTGTAGGAGGTAAAGTTGAAGAGCACTCAGCAATCCACTCTTGCCGTTTTTTTTCGGAATCTCAATCCAGACATAGACATACCGGCGCAGGCCGTCCGACTTTCTCTTGGTTCCAAATACGTCTTTAATAATTTCCCATTGCCAAGGCTGGACCTTCATCAAGTCCCCCTTTTTGAAAAGAGCACCATCTTTGTTGATTCGGCAATAACTCTCAATGAAGGTCTTTATCCTTTGAGGTTCGGTATCGTCGTAGTAGTATTTTGCTGGAAGTTTCTTCATCTAGGGGAGGATGATTTAACTATTCCAGGCCAAGCGGATCGTCCGGGTCTATTTTCTTAATCTTTGCCTTCTCCAGTTTCAACCTTGATCGAAGCGCAACTCCAAGGCCAAGCATTTTGGCGGCATCCTTATATGCAGCTTCAAAAGTCTGACGAGCCATGATCAGGGGGTTTCTGCGCTTTCCGCCATTGTGCCCCTTAACCAGAATCCCGCCTTTTCTCAACTCGGTAGTAGCATCACAAAAGAGAATGTAGTTTGTTGCGAAGTTTGCAATCAGATAGTGGTCTTCCGTTTCTAAGTCTCGCATTTCTGAAAGGCTGTCTCTTACCTGAATGTATATTTTTTGTTCCTCCTCGGACATGAATGGCTCTGGCTCAAGGCTCAGTTCCGCGGGCTCATCCGGGACCAATTCCGAGTATTTTTTACATATAGTGTGAATACGCTTTTTTGAGCGAAGACCTTTCGACTTCAGAAAGTCCTCTGGTGTTTTTTCCTCAAAGTAATCTTTCGGTTGTTCGAGCAGCAGGACAACCAGGTCGTTGTCGGTTAACCTTTTCCGTGGTTTCCTTGGGATCGTGACTGGGAAAC